AACTTCAGGATAATATGTGGCTCCGTACTTTGTAACAGGCTTTTTCGTGACTGCTACCTGACTATCATCAATCTCAAACTTCCAGTCATCCTTGTCTTTAACCCAGCCTGTTTCTTTCCAGATATTTTCTCTGCTAGCTCCAGCTTCAGACATTTCCTTGGCTTTTTTCAAGGCGGTTTTATCGGCTGTTGCGGCCCCTTCCCCTGCAAACATCCGCAAAGTAGTAGGATCAACAGACCCCTTTATTCCAGCCTTGGCGACGCCAGCCAGAAGTGGCCCGCCGGTAGGCCCGATCAATCCCTTGAATACCTCTTCTGGAGATATTGGTTTTCTTGTTCCTTCCATCATAATAAGGAAATCTTTTAAAAGCTCAGGTGTTGCCCACTCACTTTCAATACTAGCCGCTGGAGGCGGGGTTTGCGTATAACCCACAGGCATGAACGTGCCACGGCCTGATGGAAGGCCGGGAACAGGATCAAAGTCCTTAAATCCCCATCGTTTTTGTGCCGCCTGTGCCGCAGTGAACGGCCTCATAACAGCCGAAAATTGCCCCTTAGGTATATTCGGGGCTTTGGCTCTAGTCGTAAAATAATCAGCCATTTACGCCGTCCCGTCAGCGGTTATGTCTGCGTCTACTCCCTGTGCGTGAGTCCACGTCGCATTCGTCGCTATATTAACTTGCGCCCTTGCATATCTCGATGACGTGGTGAAATGCGCCTGCCCGTCTGCGTCTATACTCGAAGCCGTCCCCGTCGTTATAGAAGCGCCTACATCGTCGCGTGTCTTTAATGCAACAGTCAAGTGCGCCGTATTACTAACATCAACATACGGTCTAACACCGTCTATCAGAACTCTCTCACCCCCGCCGATTTCCTGTGATTCCAGAACCGCAGCCAGGTTATTCCCTGAGAATGTGGCGTTTTTCGTATCGGTGTCAAAGACGGCTAACACTTCCTTGCCCCCCGTCCAAATCCTTGAATCCAAACTATAGGGAAGATCGTCAAGCTGTTCGTCTACATCGTCCAGGGATTCTAAAGTATGCCCTTGTGTTAAATCTGTGAATAATACCTGCGAATTAAATACCGCCTCAGACCATTCGTTGAGGCTCCAGTTGTATATAAGCGCCTGGGTCGCGTTTGACGTTGAACCGGCAGGGAAAGTCCACATTACCACTTTATTAATAGGATCAGCGCTCCCCCATATTAAATGAGGATAGTCCTGCGTATATCTGCCGAAGAACGTCTTATCTACTTTCTGATCTCCTATCGGTATGGAATCCTGACCGTTAAACTGGAAAAAGCCGTCCCGACTGAGATAGAAACACGCATCGCCGATATTTACGACACTTCTCGGAGCTATTGTTCCCCTGGCTCTTTCAACTTCAAAGAAATCAAACACCGTTGGCGGGCCAGTGAACACAACGCGATATACGGCGTTGTCCATAAAGATAACCCCGTCCGTACCGCCTACAGCCCCCGCAATCGCCTGAACCCAGCCACCCGACGGTATATCCTGCCTATCACTCTGTTTACTCGCAGCGTCTGCGCTTCCAATGGTAGGCCAGTCAGTGGGATCGTTGATCGCTGACCAATGGACTCTGTTCGCTACCGCCCCATCCGCCGAGGTGTAAGTATTGCCCAGCATGATAAAGTCTTTTATCTGGGCAACATGCCTCGCTCTTGGGGCGTCAGAATCAAGATCGGCAAAGACACTTGAACTGTTCATTACATAGCTTTGAACATTCGTATCGTGACCACAGACCGCTATCACTCTTTCGCCGAACTTGGCAAATTGCCATGTATCATCATCCGATACCGACGGGGTGGATGATCCCGTTACGCTTGAATAAGTCGTTTGGTCGAGCTTATAAAGTTTGCTCGTATCCCCTGCGAACGAATTAACCGCGCCTGTTGAATCCCTAAACGCCGCCGCGCCCTGACAGTTATTGTCTAGCGCATTGGTTAAGGCCGACAATGACCCTAGAGGAGCATATGAATGCTTCGTCCTTGGGATGACGTTCTTGGCAACCGTACTGAACTGACCACCTGAATCCAACGCTGGCTGGTCGGGAGCAAACTCCCCGAATACAATCATAGATAATTACCCGTGTTGACGTTAAACTGGTTCCCCCTTGCAAGGCTCGCGTCATGTCTCATTCTGACTCTGCCCTGGGTCTTGGAGTTAAGCCGATTAATCTCCTCGATAATCTCGTCCCTTAGAGGCTTATAAAGAGCCATCCTATCTTTGGCCTGTCTTGCAGCCGCCGCCTCGAAACACGACGCATAAAGGTAGGCATCGGGGTAGTTGGTCATCAGCCAGTTAGTAGCGTCAGACGTTAGATTATTGGCCTTATAATAGACAGCTTTAGTCGCATAAGACTGATCCGCCGGTCTCTCGAATTCATAGACCGTCGCTCCAACTCTGTAGAGCCGGGGTTGTCCTGAATCCGTTGCACCCCAATAGACCAGATCAGCGTCTGTCGCCGGGGTTAACTGACTCAAGTCAGACGTGTAATGCAATCCAATGTCCGACAGGAAGCCTGTAGGCAGAGAGGCAGTGCTTGCCGAAGAGGAAATAGTAACCGTCGCCGTTGCCCGCATCTGGTGCGTTCTCAAGCGCCTGTTCAGAACCGCTTCCGCCCGCAGAACATAATCAGGGACAGCGTCGGTAAACCCTGTGTCGGAGCGTGAGAACTCCGAGGCTATAGCGGTTTTTAAGGTAGCGAAATTCGTTAAAGCCATTTACTTCTTCTTTGGCTTCTTTTCAGCTTCGCCGGGGCTTTCTTTCCATCCGCTGGGGACGGGTTCATCGTCCTGGAAGAGCTTTGAAACAACCTCGTCCTTGTCTTTTTTATACATCCACTTTGGCATCTTTATCTCCTAAAGAAGTGGGAGGGCCGAAGCCCTCCCTGTGGTTTAGTTCATTTGGATACGACAGGCTATTTCTGGCCTGATGGTTTTATATCCATAGAGTACGTCGATACGAGTTGGGAATGTATCGGCGCTTATGGAATAATCCCGCACGATCCGCATTGAGATACCGTCCATTACTTCGCGGGCGGCAAAATCAACGCCTTTAGGCATGATCAAGTCAGCCGTTGCAAAGCAGAAAGCATCCTTGTGATACGCTAGAGAAACACCGTAATCGGCGCTTGCAGCTATATCAGTAGTCTGGTCGCTTTCGTTTTTATGCAAAGCGGCATTATTGGCAGGCATCGCACTAACATTCTGTTTCGCACCCGAACTATAAAGCGCAGGAGAGAAACTGATTGTAGTTGCAGAAGTCCCGGAGTTCGCCGTAACGGTAAACTCTTTCAACTTCGTGAGCGTTGCCTTGGTCTCAGGATGAACCGCATAGACTGAAGCGAAGTAGAAAATATCGCCTATCAGATACGTTCCAGCGCCGGTATCCGTGGTGATCGAAGTCGACCCCTCGGCTATCGTGCCAGTATCATTGACCAAATAGTCGCCAGTGCCGTCATCAGTCCCCGACGTATGCTGGGGCCAGAGACTATTTTCCATAATGTTCTGGTATCCGAACGTGTTGGAAGCCACACGGCCTTCCTTGTAGTTTTTGCCCAGATTATTCCGGTCATTGTATAGACCTTTCAGGGCATCAACCAAATCAAGGTTGTCCTGAGTCGACAGGTTTAGGCAACGGTCATCGTAGGGTGCCAGATTATCCGTCAGCGCCTTCGACGCTTTCATCACATCGCTGGCTTCAATCGTTGCGCCTACATCCGTAACGTGGTTGTAGACATCCTTGTACATGGACATTGCGTCGGACTCGATGTTCGCCGCCAGGACTGACATTGCCGGTTCTAATATTCTCGAACCGAAGTCGTCTATATCCAATGAAAGATCATCAGAAGTCCATGTGGTATCGACGCCCTTCTGCGTCGCAACCTGAAGGGTCACGCTCGACTCCACGACGTCTTGTGAAGAGAGTGCCGCTCCAGTTCTTACGGTGTATTGATTGGGAAGCCTGATCTTCAGACTGTCGCCGATCTTTGCACCGCTTTTACCAAAAGATGAATCATAGGAACGATTGATTGTCCCTACAAAGTTCAACTTCTGGTGCAGTATCCGCAATGCTTCGCGGGTAACCGCTGTCGGAGTTAAGGTTGTATTAGCCATTTTTAACCTCGTTTAGCTAACTGAGCCTCCCGACGTTTCATCCATTCGTCCACACTTAACCCGTCATGCAATCCCTTCTGGGCAGTCCTCTTGGGTTTTACCCTAGTGGCTTGCGGGACAGGCTCGGACTTCTTGGTTTTCTTGCCGGTCTGCTTCTGTTGAAGTTCATCAAACAGTCGGGCTTTATTTAAGATCCCTATTAGAACAGGATCGTAGTTCGTCCCGGCCAGTTGACTCTCGGTTAGGCCGCTTTGTATCCCAAAGTCAAAAAC